CAATCTGATAAAGAATGGAAAAGTTTTAAATATACTACGTTAGAGGGTATGCAAGTACCACCAGAAGAAATAGAACAAGCAAAAGATGATTTAGACGAAAGAACTTTTCAGCAAGAATATTTAGCATCATTCGTAAATTATTCTGGAATGATTTACTATAATTTTGATAGAAATAAAAATTTAATTGAAAGATTTAAAAATAAAATTTTAACATTGCATATTGGTTTAGATTTTAATGTCGATCCAATGTGTGCTGTTGTTTGCGTTATAGAAAAAGATAAGATATATGTTATAGATGAAATACAAATATGGTCATCAAATACAAATGAAATGGTTGATGAAATAAAACAAAGGTATAAAAAAAATATTGTGATTTACCCAGACCCAAGTGCTAGACAAAGAAAAACTTCTGCTGGTGGCTTGACTGATTTGGCTATTTTAAAAAATGCTGGTTTTGAAGTTAAGTGTAAAAATTCAGCACCATTAGTTAGAGATAGAATAAATTCTGTAAATGCTAAATTAAAAAATGCAAAAGGACTACATACTTTGTTTATTTTAAATTCTTGTAAAAATGTGATAAAAAGCATAGAAAGACAAATATACAAAGAGGGAACACATGTGCCTGATAAAGATAGTGGCTATGACCATTTTAATGATGCGTTAGGATACATGATAGAGTATAATTTTCCTTTACGTAGGGATTTTAAACCAAACCCTCCAACGAGGTGGAGTTGATGGACAGTAAAACATTAAAAGCAAAGCACCCATTGTGGCATGCAAATATTTCTAATTGGGAATTTTATATACGTAGCTATTTAGGTGGCAACGATTATAAGAATGGATATTATTTACATAGATATATTTTAGAAACTCCAGAAGAGTACGATCAAAGAATTAGACACACACCTGTTGACAATCATTGTAAAAACGTAGTTCAAATTTATACAAGTTTTTTATGGCGAGTACCACCTACTAGAGATTATGGAACATTAGATGGCGATCAACAACTTGAATCTTTTTTAGTTGATGCTGATTTGGATGGCAGATCATTTGATACTGTTATGAGAGAAGTACAAATGAATGCAAGTATATATGGTAACTGTTGGGTAGTTATTGATAAGCCACAAACAAATTTAAAAACTAGAGCAGAAGAATTATCACAAGACATTAGACCTTACATGTCAATTTATACTCCAGAAAATGTTGTTAATTGGAATTATAAAAGAGCATCAAGCGGAAGATTCTATTTAGATTTTTTAGTTATAGTTGAAGATATAAACCATGAAAGAGCAATATTAAAAGTTTTCACAGAAGAAACAATAGCAACATACGAAGTACCAGATTACGATAAAGAATATGCTGATGGCGATGCAAGATTAATTGAAGAAATAGCAAATCCAATTGGTAAGATTCCAGCAGTCAATGTTTATAATTTGCGAGGTGCTAAACGACCTATTGGTATTAGTGATTTAGCAGATGTTGCATTTTTGCAACAATCTATTTACAATGACTATTCTGAAAAAGAACAATTAATTAGATTAGCGAATCACCCAAGTTTAGTTAAAACACCAAATGTAGAAGCAAGTGCTGGTGCTGGTAGTATTATAGAAATGCCAGATGATTTAGAGCCAAGTTTAAAACCATATATTATTCAACCGAGCGGACAAAATTTAGATGGTATTATGAAATGTATTCAAAATAAAATTGATGCGATTGATAGGATTACTCACATGGGTTCTGTTAGAGCAACAAGTGGACAGATTGCAAGTGGTATAGCATTACAAACAGAGTTTCAATTATTGAATGCAAGGTTATCAGAAAAGGCAGATTATTTAGAAAATGCAGAAGAACATATTTGGACATTGTTTTCAACATGGCAAGACAAAGAATGGGACGGTAAAGTAGATTACCCAGATACATTTGATATAAGAGATTGGGCAAATGATTTACAGTTTTTACAAATGGCAAAAGCTAGTGGCATTAGATCAGAAACTTTTAACAAAGAACTTGATAAACAAATCGCAGAAGCAGTAATAGATGATAATGATGTTATTAAAACTATTAATGATGAGATTGATAGTACAAGAACTGTAAGAGGACAATTTACAACAACAGAAGTTGAAGGACAAACACCAGATGGCGAAGAAACGGAAAGTTAAAAAAGATAAAAAAACTAAAATACCATCAAAGTATTTAGAGGGATTATCTGGTTCTAAAAGAAAATCAAGAGCATCTTTGTTAAATCGAATGTCATCAATTTATAAAAGTGGTGGACGTATCCCCATGAGTTTATTAAAACGTAGGACAAAAATATAATGGCTAAAAAATTTAGAAAAGCATTATCTGCTAGTACAGTCAGAACTTTAAAAGCTAAAGCAAAAAAATCTAAATTATTTAATTTTGCAGATTTAAAAGCATCTTATCGTAGAGGGCAAGGTGCATTTTTGAGTAGCGGTTCAAGACCACGTATCGGTATGGCTCAATGGTCGATGGCACGTGTTAATAAATTAATTAGTCGTGGTCGTAGTGGTACATTTGATAAAGACTTAATTTTAAGAGCATCAAAACGTAAAAGAAGAAAAAAATAATGGCAAAGTATCAAGGTAGGGCAGTCAAACTTGGTAAACCTTTTCGTACACCTGGGCAATCTAAAAAGTTTGCAGTATTTGTAAGAGATAAAAAAACAAAGAATGTTAAAAAAGTAAGATTTGGCGATCCGGGAATGAAAATAAAATCTAACATACCCTCACGGAAACGTAGCTTTATGGCACGTATGGGCGGAGTTTTAAAAAAGGTTAGAGGGCAAAAGAGTTTGAGTCCTGCATTTTGGAGTTTGTATGCTTGGCGAAACAGTATTAAATGAGCCGAATATTAGATCAATTAGCTGATCAACACGAAGAACGAATAATTAACACACTATATCGTTTAGAAGATGATATTATCAAAGAAGTTACTTTAGCAACAGGAGGCAATCTTGATGTTGAAACTAGATTAGCCATTCAATTACAACCCAAGTTAAGAGCGGCGATTGAAAATACTTTTTTAGAAGAAGCTGATTTAATTATAAACGAGGAATACAATAAAATTGCAAAAGAAGTATTAGATACTTTTGGGGAAATGCCTATACCAGATAGATTTAAAAATCTTACACAAGTTGATTTAGCTACAATTAACTCACTTAAAACACAGGTGTTTCAAGGTTTTGAAGATATTGCTGAAAGATTCTTAAAAGTTATAAATGACGAAGTATATCAAAGCATCATAGCTGGGCGACCTTTTGAAGATATGGTATCAAACATAAGAGCACACATTAATGGTGTTTATCAGAAATCAAATATTACAGAAATTAATGATTTAGTTGATTTTATTAATGAAAATAAATTTAATGCAAGAATGAAAGCACAAGTAGAAGAAGCAGTAAGAAAACTACATACTCAATATGCCGCTGACCGATCTGGTAATAATCTAAGAAGATATGCTGGTCAAATAGCACATGATTCAGTTATGCAGTTTCATGGTCAATTTACAGTTAAAAAAGCAAAAGATAGTGGATTGAATCATTTTAGATATACAGGCACACTTGTACGTGACTCTAGACCTTTTTGTATTAATATGGTAAATAAAACCTTTACCGAAAAAGAAGTTCGGGATATTTGGAACTCGAGATCGTGGGCTGGTAAATCTACAGGCGATCCGTTTATTGTTCGTGGTGGATATAGATGCCGACACACTTGGATTCCGACTAACCCAGAATGGAACATATAACAGGGAGAAATAAATGGCAGAAGAAAACCAAGTAGAACAAACTACGCAACCAGATGTTTCACGTGAAACAACTGAAACTAAAACAGAAGAAACAAAGCCACAAGTAAATGGTAATACTTTTTCTGAAGATGACGTAAATAACATCGTCAAACAAAGACTAGCAAAAGAAAGAGCATCAATTTACAAAAAATTAGATGTTGATGATTTAGATACTGCAATAAATGCAGTCAAACAAAGCCGAGATGCAGAGGAAAAAGAAAAAATTAAAAAAGGCGAGTTTGAACAGATACTCAAAGAAAAATCAGAAGAGTATGGAAAAAAAATTAGTGGTCTTGAAAGTGAACTCAAAGATATAAAAATAAATAGAGCATTACTTTCATCAGCTTCAAAAAATCGTGCTATCAATCCAGAACAAGTAGTTTCATTATTGCAATCAAACATGAGATTGAATGATACAGGCAATGTTGAAATCCTTGATAAAAATGGTATAACACGATATAACAGTAAGGGGGAACTTTTAACTACTGACGAGTTAGTTAATGAGTTTTTAACACAGAACCCTCACTTTGTTACTGCTACTCCAAGTGGTAGTGGCTCGGTGTCAAATGTGGATAGGACAGAGCTCAATAAACCTTTCAATTTGAGTGATATAGATATGAACAATCCTGCGGATAAGAAAAAATATGCAGAGTACAGAAAGCAAAGAGATTCTATGCCGACTAAGATTGTTCTAAACAAGTAACCATTACAAAGGAGTAATTAAATGGCTAACGAAACAACAAGTAGCACGATATCAGAACTATATACTGAAATCGTTGCTGAAGCATTGTTCGTTGCAAGCGAACAATCTATAATGAGAGGTCTTGTCCGAAACTACAGCATAGCTGGTGGTGGTAAATCAGTAGAAGTACCGATTTATGCAACAGTATCAGCTGGTGCAGTAAGTGAAGCATCAGATCTTTCAAACACAGCAGTCAATCCATCATCTGTTACTATAACAGCATCAGAAGTTGGTATCATGACTACACTTACAGACCTTGCTAGAAACTCAGCATCAAGAAATGTTGCGGCAGATATCGGAAGATTATTCGGAGAATCTATTGCTACAAAAATTGATACTGATCTTGCGGCATTGTTTTCTGGATTCTCTACAGAAAAGGGTCCCGGAGCTGGTGCTGAAATTACAGTGCAAGATTTATTCGAGTGTGCAGCTGAACTAAAAACTAACAAAGCACCTGGTCCATACTTTGGTGTTTTTCATCCGAAACAAATTTTTAATGTCAAAAAATCTTTGACTAATACTTTTGTTGGTAGAGATACAGAGCTTTCTAACGAAGCTATGAGAACAGGATTTGTCGGCAATGTTGCTGGAATACAAATCTTTGAAAGTTCAAACATAGCAGTTGATGGTTCTGATGATTCTGTCGGAGGTGTTTTCTCTCAAGATGCTTTAGGTTTAGCAATGATGCAAGACCTTAAGATAGAAACTCAGCGAGATGCCTCGCTTCGTGCGGACGAGATAGTCGCCACAGCCGTGTTTGGTGTAGGTGAGCTACATGATTCATACGGAGTAAAAATAACTGCTGATACATTGGCAGCTTAATAAACTTTAAATTATGGGGTGGTCAATCCACCCCATATTTGATATAAAAAATTATGACAATAGAAACAGTAAAACTTAAAAATAACAAAGGCGATGTTATCGAAAGAAAAAAAGTTGACTACGAAAATAATATTGAAAGATTTAATATGCGTGGTTGGTTTTTAGATGATGGTAAAACTGCAAAAGCAAAAGTAGAAAAACCTGTTAATGTCCCAAAAAAAGTTGTTAAAAAAGTTGTAAAAAAGAAAAATAAAAAATAATGGCAACGTCAGAGTTTGCAGTTGCGAATACTAATTTGCAAAAGATTCAACCAGATATTTTAGGATTTGGTATTACAGACTTTGGCGATCAATTACAATTTGCAGAAAATGAT